TTATAATAGTAGCTATTATAAAACGCGTTATAAGCAAGCAAATCGATCAAAGTAGAAACGTTTGATCCTTCAAAGTCATAATCTAGAAATTGATTTTGATTTTGAAGATATTCTTTGAGAGAATCTCGAATCTCAAAAAAGTCTAAGTTATCTACTGGAGTTACTTTTGTGCTCATTTATCTTATCCTGTCGACTCTGAGTCGGAGCGTAGATGGCGCATCCGCGTTAATTGTTCGAAAAACTATTGAGACTTCGATATAATTAGTGTTAATGTTGCCTGATATTTCTACATCAATAAATTCGGCTCGCGATTCAAACTCTCTTAACGTGTCTAATATTCTAGTCTTAGCGACGTTGATCGTCGTTGGCGTAGCATTTTCAAAAAGCATGTCGCGAATACTACATCCGAATGTTGGCTGAAACGGTTTTTCTAATCTATTAGTCAATACGATATTTTTAATAGATTCGCGCACAGCATTTTCGTTTAATTTGCGAGACAAATCTGATCTGCCAGGAATCAACGAAAAATCGCTCGCAAAATCTGAGTAAAATATCTTGTCTTTTCGTTTTGGAGTTAAGATTGACACGTATCGCCCTTTTTAGTTTTATTTATAGAACTTTCTTGACGAATTCTTTTCGTTTGTGCCTTTCAAGAAGGTCCAAGTATTTAGAAGCTGCGGTTTTACTACTCAGAGGAGAAGCGTCAGTAAATCCTGCTGTGTAACCATCAACCCACGTAAGCTCTCTTGGACCTATATCAAGGTGTATATAGTCAGCGCCTACACCAATTCCTACAAACCCTTCTTGACTGGCTGATATAATCGTTTTAGAAATCCATTCTTCACCGCCGCCTATATTAATCTTGATAGAAGATCCTGTAGAAGCGATCGTGTTTTCACTACCTCCTCGCTTTTCATCGTCGGGCTTTAATAAGAATGCTTCCTTTACGTCGTATGTGTATCCAGTGCGTTTCGCCATTCTCATCAACCTAGCAAACACGATAGGCTTTGTTCTCATAAAGTTCTTAATCTCAGTGCCTTCTTTGTAAGGCTCGTTAGCGCTACCTGAGAATGTGAAATAAGGAGGAACAGGACCGTCCATTCCTATAATCGCATTTGTTTCTTCACAACTCAACTGTGTTAATGTATTATAATCTGTGCTAGCGCCTTCCATTAGCTCGTCGAGAGATGCTGAGGAGGCGTTTAGATTGGCTCTTGCCCTTTCTTGTAGCGCCCTTCTTTCTTGTAAACTAATTCTCAAACCACCATATTCAACAGCGCGTTTGTTGTTCTTCAGAGAAACACTTTGCATCATTTGATTTTCAGCTGAAACTGTGGCAACCACTTCTTGTAAATCGTTAACTGGACCAAATAACACTTCTTGAAGATTGTCTATAAACTTACATAGTCTATATAAAAGTTGTTGCGTATTTTCCAAGGTAAATCTTTCAAACTGTTTAGCCAAATTTTCTACGAACTCTTCAATTTTATCCTTAAAATAGTCTAATGATAAGTTAGAGAAAAATTCTTTAACATCTGTAAATGCTTCGTTAACTTTTTCTGAAACAGACGTATTGTTTCCCTGAAGCGAACAAAGTACTTCTTTTGCTGAGTTTAAAATAGACAAAATCTTTTTAACGATTGTCTCATAAATTTTTTCAATGACATCAAGTATCATTTGCTTGAGTTTTTGATATATAATTTGCTGAGCTATTTGTATTGCCAATTTGATAAAATCAGGATCAGTTATTAGAGCAAATATTTCTCTAATCATATTAATATGAGCAACGAATAAAGGAATCATCTCAAGAATAGAAATTATTGTGTCAAAGATTTTCGCCACTGCTCCACACAATCCCTGCGCTAATGTCAGACCTATATTAATGTTAAGATAGACATCTAATGCGCTTGCGAGTGCTGATAAGATAGAAGACGATTCCAATGTTATATTTGGATTTCTAAGATCTTGTAACGCAGATTCAATATTGATTCCGCTATCTACAACAAAGTCTGCCACTTCAGTGTATGATAATTTAGGAGCACTCGGATTTACGCGTTCTGCTAGACTAGGATACTTCGATAAATCAATGTTTCCAGTATCTCTAGGGCTTCCTGTTTCGTCTGTTCTTATCGTAGGCTGACTTTCGAAAAAATAGTCATTTAATGCATCCGTTAATTCAATAATAGGTTGACGACCAAATCGTTCAAATGGATCAGTTAAATCTAGTTTACGAGAAAATGATTTAATTTCATTAAACACTTCACTCGTGACTCCATAATTTTCTGGTATCGCTGTAGAGTCTATCGTACCCTCTATTATATTAGAAACAGCACTTTTCAGAAGATTTCCGCTTTCGTCAAATACCTGTGTTGTGGCATTTGTGCCTGACGTTTCTAAGCCAGTTTCAGAATCGACTATATTTGTTTCTGATTCCGAACGCTTTGGCTCAAAGAATGGACCAGACGATTTTAGAAATAAATCATCATATCGGGTAGCTAACGGAGTACTGTTTTCGCAACTCATTTTGATGACCTTGATGTTATGCTAATTGGTTTCTTCATGCCTAAAGGATTATTTGCTTTTATACCAGTAAACGCACGAATGGGTTCTACGTCAGGTGGAGTAATCACAGCTGGCTTTTCTGCAATTTGATTCCAAGCGGGAATCGTGAATGGTCGCAGCGCTAAAATCCCAGGCGTCGCAGGAGTTCCTGGACTACCCGCTGACGCTGTAGGTCCACCTGTGCCGAGTAACGTAACTGATCCCGAAACAAAGGTTGGACCGCCACCTGAGACGCTTGTTGTACCTCCCCCCGTGATCGCAGCGAGTCCTCCACCAAAGACATTAGCTGAACCAAGACCAGTCAAGTTTGCTGTGCCTGCGCCAAACACAGTAGCAGTGCCGAGTCCAGTCATATTCGCAGAACCGCCTCCAAATACTGTTGCGCTAGCAGCTCCAGTGAGACTAGATGATCCTGCACTGAATATATTGGAAGAAACAACAGAGGACATTGAAGCGCTTGTGCCTGCTAAAATATCGGTATTTAAGAATGACTGTATCTTTATAGTGGTGTCCGCATGAAGCGTTGCTGAACCAAGCACATCTAGCTTAAGCGAAGACAAAGGAGGTACATAGCTCAAGGGAGCAGAAGCGTCTGGACCTATCAGCCCAACATAACCAGAGATGATACCAGGAAGCGTACCAGCGCCTGAAGCAAGATTGACGTGTGTTGGACACATAATATCAATGCCCTGTGTACTTGCTCTAGGAAACAGATTGAGAATGTCTGGGACGCCCATACTTGATATTGCGCTATACGCCGTTGTCAGCTGATTAGAAGAATATGATACCATATTGATATCACCAAAGGGCGCTTTCATTATGATGTTACCACTAAGCCCGACTGTACCCATTTTAATCTGCTTATATGCAAGGAAATTAATATCATCTTGCGTTGCGAAGCCGCCTATCTTAGTTCCGGATATATTAACAGCGCTTCCTGCGTTGATATTCGCAGACGCTCTAGCTTCAACATTAAAATTATTACAAGAGATATCTAGATCGCCTTGAACTTCAATCCTGCCAGATCCCTTTTCCACTTTAATAGACCAGTCTCCGCCCACATTCGTGTGACTATCTTTGTCAATACGATTAAACTCAAAGCCTTCGCTTGAATTGTAAGTATCACCAAATGATTTAACGAATATTGTTCCCTGCGAATCTATCTGGACAACAGATCCGCTTGGGTGCGTGATTAAGATATTACTTCCTGACCCGTCTTCAGTTTCTGTCAATACAACTGCACTTTTACCTTCTTTACTTTGGAGGACTCGTGTGTTATAATTGTGCTCGGGCGTTATAATCGGAGGTTCGCTAAACTTGATATAATCATCGCCGTCTTTGTAAGCTGTCTTGATTCCGTTCTTTTGAAATGCTTGTTGCGCAGGTGCAGGACCTACTTCACAATCTTCTCCGCTAATATAGCTATTGAACGCGGGTGCACCAAATCGATTAATTGACTCGGGTGGAATATATCCGTCTTCTCCTGGCATGCCAGTGCCAGCAGGAAAGCTGTGGTCAATTCCTGGTAGCTTGCCTATCACCATCGGATGATTCGCTTCTGCGCCGTCAATGAAGAACCCAATGACCCAGTCGCCTTCTCTTGGTATAGATTGAGACACGCCATACGATCCATCGAGAACAGTTGCCCAAGGTAAATGCGCAGTCGGGACATCTTCGCCTTTAGGAGGATGAACGTTAAACGCACGAACACGAACACGCCCATTCATCGTAGGATCGCGATTGTCTTCTACGACGCCCATAAACCAGAGAAACTTGTCAAATCCCATCATAACGTCAGTCCTTACCTAATCCACCCTTAGACATTCTAAGGTTCTGTACATAGTAATCGCCAGTGAAGATGTGATTGACTCCAATCACTTGATATTGACCGTTTCGCTCGCCATCAGGCAAAACTTTTTTACTTTCTTCACTAAATTTAAATACGTCTAACCAAATCATCATCCCTGCTTTCAAATTTCCATTTCCGTTAATGGTACAAGTGACTTCATTATTTTTCATATAATAGTCAGTGATAGTCTTTCTCATAAAGTTTTCAGCGTAATATGCATATTTTCTGAGAGAAAAGTCTTTACCTTGTGGAACGCCTAATTGATTGTAGTCAGTCACATAAATCGTTTCTGGCGCTTCTTCCTCTGGCATATACCGATCAATATAGTCTTGCGTGTTGATAACTTTAAGGTCATCTATAAAACTAAACTTATCAATATTTGCAACATAGTCGTAAGTTCTTACATTTCGCGAGCGATTATAGTAATCCAGTTCCGTGATCTTTCTTTTATATGCGCCTTGTTTCATTGCGGCAATACTATTAGATCGATCAAGATACGATAAATTATTTACTGCAAATCTGGCTATACGTTGACCTTCTGGGCTATTATCGTCTACTTGACTGTAGATATATTTTAAATTATTGCCTTCAGCAACTTCTTCACTCGCAACTAAAGGCTTATACTTTTCAGCAAGATATTCGTTAGTGCAGAAGTGGTATTTTTCCGCATTTTCAAAAAAGAAGAATAGGTTCGCTTCTCGATTTGTGTTATATGCTCGTCTTGCTAAAAAATTCATGGCATCATCAGGGCGATACTTAGGAATCACAAGCGTTTGCTTACCGTGAGTTTCCTCAATCTCAATATCTCTTTCTCCAGACATATATCGACTGAATACATTTTCGACCATATTACTAATGAGTTCATCGCCGTACGATTTTCGTACCCACTGCCAATCGTAGTTGAGTTTTTGTGGAGTGCAGAAGCTGATTGTGTAGCGAAGCAGCTTAGAGTTGCCTCCTGTCGATTGGTCAACTTCAATATCAGTGACTGCGTAAACTACGAAATTATAGTTATATTGTTTATCGAACTGGTCTCTAAAAGTCACTGAGAGACTCTCTTCGCCTCTTACAGGCAATTGCGTAAGCATATCAAAGGATTCTACTATCGTTGCTGAACCGTACATATACGGAGAATCCATAGCCTCAGTAAACTGCCATGTGACAATGACAGGAGCTAGATCTATATCAGTATACTTACCCGACTCGTAAAGAGGAGTAAGTTTAAATTCTTCGAGTTTATAAAATCCAGCTTGAGTCAGTTTACTCACTGAGTGCTTCCTTTACTAGCTGCTCGATTTTTGTTAGATACCTTCTATTGATAAGCGTGATTTCTCGCTTCGCTTCATTCTGAGCTACTTCATAGTCATAGACACGAACCGCTCTAAATTCTGCGTTTGGAAATTCAGTATGAGTAGCAACATTCAATTTAATATTAGAATTAAACTTACTTTCATAGTGAACAATATTTTCTGTTATAGTTTCATTTTGCGCCCACTCTAAAACCGCACGACCAGTTTCTCCCGATTGAGCTTCATATTTTAATTTAATATATTCTTCCAATTCTTCTTGAGATTTAGCCCAATCACTAAAGGGGTCTACGATATCATTCGCTAAAAGGACAAGCCAAGCATAAGTTGCGTCGTCATAATAAAAATATGCGATATCTTCTGGTCGCTCGCCTTCTTTTACTGTATAGGTAGCATAGTCATAAACCAAGTCGCGTATTCGAGTAACTATTTTTGCTCGGCGAGTAATGTCAAGTACAGTCTCGTTATTAAATGTAGTTTTTGGAAATGCTTCAAAATAGCTCATCTTTGACCTCTATTAAATACTGGGAGGCGGTGCGCCAACAGGTCCATCGCCTGGTATAAATTCTTGGCTAATAAGTCGACCGTCGTTTGTTTTTTGTGCTACGCTGTCTTCTTCAGAACCTTCTCCGTCTTCTCTTAAATTAACAACATTGGAACCGCCAGAACTACCAGTGTCTGTTATACCACTAATATCGTAGTCGTCTCTCGTATGAATATAGGCTTCTTGTAAAGTAAGCGAAAGGTTTACAACAGCGGGTTTACCTCCACGCACAATCGCAAGCCCATTTGGCGTGAAGTCAGTTGAAAAATTAGACACCATACATGTCTTGAGTTTAAAGTAGTAATTTGGATCTATGCCTTGAAAGACAACATCGACCATCATGGGATAAGTCAGCAAGCCTCTGTCGATAGCACTAAGCCCCGATTCACCATTTTCCCTAATTACACTTTGGTATTCAGGAAGTATGCACGATCTAATTGTTTGAATAATATTGCGAATACTTTCACTGTCCTTTTCATTCTCTGGCGATAAAGTCCAGTTAAATGTGAAGTCTTTTAAGGGGACGCCACTAAACACGAGCGTTGCAAATGGATTAGCTGCTGTACCTGAGCCAGCGCCAAATCCATTCACTGCATCGGGAGCAATAGAAGCTAATCCTGCTCGTGTTAAATATTGAGCTACACTTGCTGCTTTCCCTGCCGCATCTAAAGCAGCTCCTGTATTTCCTGAGGCTATATCTCCTGCTGCTGCGCCAGCAGCCTTAGCCGCTCTTGCTATTTCAGAATTCACTTTGTTTATAGAATCTTTTATTGAATTAGGAGAGCCGTTAGCAGTCGTTGCTCCTGCTGAAGCAGCAAGCGATCCAAGAACACCAAGTTCGTTGCTACCAACATCAACAGCAAAAGAGTCTGCTAGTTGTTGTGGTAGAGGCAACACAACAGAAGGTCCTCCTCCAGAAGAGGGTTTACCTGCGCCATTATACGAGTATTGTTTAAACATTAAGAGCGTTTTGAAATCGCCCGTCTTATCAGGATACTCGTATATTTTGCCAACACCTGCGATCTTC